GCCTTTGGTAGAGTTGAACCATTTCACGGTGCCATTGGCCATATCCGTAATCTCCTAAAAAATCTGTCTGCGGAATTGCAACAGGTCGGCAAAAGTCGATCCAAGTCGACCAACCGATACCGTTTTCACGGGAGCAGAAATTCGAAGAGAAGAAACGTAAGCTAGCCATAGATGGTCGCTTAGCCGCAACAATGCAAGGATTCTTTTCACGGCAGAGATGCAGAAACCACTTTCAATCAATCTCGCATTGAATATGAGCCCCCCACATGCCCTCTTGACGCTGATGTCACCGGCGTGCCAGTAAATATGCATCATCACTGATTGCGCCCACGGGAAACCGTCGGGCGCTTTTGCGTTCCGGGGGTATGCGATGACGGCACGGAGCGAGTATCACCATTTGTACAACCTGTCGGCGTGGCGGCGTCGGCTGCGGCCTGAGCATCTGGCGCGGGAGCCGCTGTGCCGGGCGTGCCTGCGGCGGGGGATCCTGAACGATGGTTCGCTGACGGCGTCAGGATCTCGACAGGGTAACCCAAAGCGCTGCCGCCTGGTGGTGGATCATGTGATCCCGCATCGGGGCGATCCGGCGCTGTTTCTGGATCCGGGCAATCTGCAGACGCTGTGCCCGGATGATCATGATCAGAACAAACAACGGCTGGAGGCGCGCGGGTACTCGGAAGAGCGCGGCGCGGATGGCTGGCCGGTGGATCCACAGCACCCCGCCAACCGCTGACGCAGCGGGGCGGCAACCCCGGGGGGAGGGTTCGAAGGAATTCCGGAAGCACTGGCAACCGGAGGGGGAGCCTTTGTCTGTGCAAAGTGGAAATTGAATAGAAAAAGCCACATGAACAAGGAGTTGATCGGAAGATGCGAGGGCGCAGACCGGCAGAGGAAAAAGTTGTGGCCCTCGCAGAAGAGGGCGCGCCACTTCACAATCTGGAAGAGCGGGCGCGGATGCGCCTCGAGGAGATCCGGCCCGAGGGGCTGACCGGCGAGTTGCGCTGGACCTTTGACCGGCTGGCGCTGCCGCTGTGCCACCCGACCGTGGATCGGTTGAAGCCCAGCAATGTGTTCATGTTCCGCCAGCTCTGTGCGGCGGTGGTGCGTCATGAACGGCTGACACTGGAGCTCGAAGAGACCGGCGAGACCTATGAGAGCGAGACGCGCAACGGGGTGCAGATCAAGGCGCGGCCAGAGGTGGCGCAGCTCAATGAGACCTTCCGCCAGATCCGTGGGCTGGCCAATGACTTTGGCATGACGCCTGCAGCGGAGCGGGGGCTGTCGGGCGCGGGTCAAATGGGGTTCAGCTTTGCCGATCCCAATGGGCCCGAGAGCTATCTGACGTGAGCGCAGAGCATGTGCGGGTCTCGGCCAGCGAGGATCCGGTGACAGCCTGGGCGCAAGCGGTTGAGGCGGGTGAGGTTGTGGCCGGGCCTTACGTGCGGGCAGCAGCGGCGCGGCATTTGCGCGATCTGGTGGAGGGGCCCAAACGCGGGCTCAAATGGGATCTGGCGGCAGCACTGCGGGCGATCCGCTTCTTTCCGCAGGTGCTGCGGCTCAATGGCGGGCAGTTTGAGGGGCGGCCTTTTGAGTTGCACCCAAGCCAGGCGTTCCGGATCGGCTCGCTCTTCGGCTGGCAAAAATACAGCGCCCAGCACGGGGCGTGGCTCAGGCGGTTCACGCGGTTTTACGATGAGGAAGGCAAGGGCAACGGCAAATCGCCGATGCTGGGCGGCATTGGGCTTTACATGATGGTGGCCGATGGCGAGCCCCGGGCCGAGATCTATGCGGCGGCAGCCAAGAAAGATCAGGCGGGGATCCTGTTCCAGGATGCGGTGGCGATGGTGGATCAATCGCCGGTGCTGAAGCGGACGGTGCAGCAGCAAGGGGAAAACCCCGTCTGGCAGATGACCTACCGGGGGCGCAGCGGCGACAAGCGCAAGTTCAAGCCGCTCTCGGCGGAAAAGGCGCAATCGGGCCCGCGCCCGCATTGCGCGCTCACCGATGAGGTGCATGAGCATCCCAACCGGGATGTGATCGATATGCTGGAGCGGGGCTTTAAGTTCCGCAAACAGCCGCTCCTGTGCATGGCGACCAACTCCGGCACCGACAAGAAATCGATCTGCTGGGAAGAGCACCAGCATGGCGTCAATGTCGTGACCGGCGCGGTCGAGGATGACAGCACATTTGCCTTCATCTGCTCGCTGGATGAGGGCGATGATTGGGAGAATGACCCCAGCTGCTGGGTGAAGGTGAACCCGCTTTTGGGGGTCACCATCGATGAGGAATATCTCACCAAGGTGGTGAACCAGGCCAAGATGATGCCGGGCAAGCGCAACGGCATTGCGCGGCTGCATTTTTGCCAGTGGACGCAATCGGTGACGGCGGCGATCCGGCGCGAGGCCTGGGTGGCCTGCCATGGCGAGGTGGATCCCGAAGAGCTGACCGCGCAGGGCTATCCTTGCTTTGGCGGGCTCGATCTCAGCCAGGTGCGCGACTTCTCGGCGCTGACACTGACCTGGGTGCTGGATGCCACCAAGGATGCAGAGCGTCTGGTCTCCAAAACCTGGTTCTGGACACCGGAGGGCACGCTGATGGAACGCGCGGCGCGGGATCAGGCCCCCTATGATCTCTGGGTGCGGCAGGGGTTTATCGAGGCGGTGCCGGGAGATCGGCTTAAATACCCGTGGCTTGCCGACGCGCTGGCAGATCTCACCTCGCGCTATCAGCCGGAGGTGATTGCCTGCGATCAGTACGGGCTGGAGCGGCTCAAAGACAGTCTGACGGAAAAAGGCCTGGTGCTGCCCACCGAGGTACATCCGCAGGGCTTTCAGAAGCGGGTACTGGAGAAGGTGCCGGATCCCACCAATCCGGGGCAAGAGGTGGAGATCTATCTGTGGATGCCGGACTCCATCAACAAGCTGGAAAACGCCATCTATGACGGCCGCCAGACCGTGGCGCAGAACCCGCTGTTGGACAGTATGGCGGCCTCGGTGACCTATGCGGAGAACCGCACCGGGCACCGGATGTTTGACAAGGAAAAGGCCCATGGTCGCATCGACGGCATGGTCTCGCTGGCGATGTCGGCGGGGATTGCGCTGTGCCGCGAGCGGGCGGGCAAGGAACACTCGCCTTGGGGCGATGAAGAATACTCTCTGGAGGATATGCTGTGGGATTGATGGGGTGGCGCAGGCGCGCGGCGACTGAGGGCGCAGGCCTGCCAGAACAGCGCGCCGAGGTGGTGGACAGTGGCGAGGCCGCCATTGCGCAGGTGCTCTCCGGTGAGGTGGGCGAAGGGGTGAGCATGCGCGAGGCGCTGTCGCTGCCCGGGGTCTGGGCGGCAATCAACTTCCTGTCGGCGGCCATGGCCGGTCTGCCCATCGAGGTCTTTGAGACCACGAGTGATGAGGGCGGCGACAAGAAGCTCAAAGGCGGCGTGGTGGATGTGCTGGGCGCGGCGGTGAATGACAGCACCACGTCGTTTAGCTGGCGCGAGACTTTCTTTGCCGAGGTCTTTGGCCCCGGGCGCGCCTATACCTACATTGAGCGCAACGCGCAGGGGCGGGTCATCAACCTGTTCCCGATGGAGTATCACCGCACCACGGTGCGCAAGGATCAGGGGCGGCTGTTTTATGACTATCGCGAGCCTTCCGGGCGGGTAAAGATCTACCCGGGGCGCGATGTGATCGACATCGCCTTTTTGCTCAAACCGGATCATGTGAGCAACCATAACCCGGTGATGACCTGCGCCAGCGCCATCCGCCAGGGGCTCAATGCCAATCGCTATGCGCTGACGGTCTTTGGCAAAAACGGCGTGCCGCCCTATGTGCTGACAGGACCTTTCCAGGCCGCAAAGGAAATGATGCGCTCGGCGGCAGATCTGATGCGGGTGACGCGGCGGGCGGCGGATGAGGGCAAGCCGGTGCTGCCGCTGCCAGCGGGGCATGAGCTGAAGCGGCTCGGCGATGATCCGGAAAAGATGCAGCTCACCCCGGTGCAGGTCTTTGCGGTGGGGCAAGTGGCGCGGATCTATCAGCTGCCACCGGTGTTCCTGCAGGAACTCAGCAAGGGCAATTACAACAATATCGAGCATCAGGATCTTCACCTGGTCAAACACACGCTGCGGCGCTGGGTGAAGAAGTTCGAACAGGAGCTGACGCTGAAGATCTTCGGGCGCGGCTCCAAACGCTATGTCAAACTGAACCTCGACGGCATAATGCGGGGCGACTTCAAGACCCGCATCGAGGCGATTGTCAAAGCGATCCAGAACGGCTTGATGACCCCCAATGAGGGGCGCGCACTGGAAAACCGCGCGCCGCTGCCCGGGGGCGATGTGCTTTTGGTACAGGGCGCAACCGTGCCGATTGAGCTGGCGGGCAAAGCTTTTGCCAAGGGGGCGGTTGTACCAAAGCCAGATGACGATGCTGATCCTGACGATCAGGACGGCGACGCGGACACCCACACAAACTAACGGAGGCTTGGATGAGCGATCCCACACGCGAGGTGCGCTATTGCGCCGTCGCGCCCATTGAGCTGCGCGAAGACACAGACAAACCGCTGGCGGTCACGGGCTATGCGGCGGTCTTCGGCGAGCGCACCGCCATCGGCCCGCTGGATAAATGGGGCTGGGAAGAGGTGGTGGAGGCCGGGGCCTTCAGCGCCGCGCTGGACCGGCGCGATGATGTGACTTTCCTGATTGACCATGAGGGCCTGCCACTGGCGCGCACCAGCTCCGGGACGCTGATGCTATCGCAGGATCAGCGCGGCTTGCGGGTGGAGACGGAGCTGGACCGGCAGGATCCGGATGTGCAGCGGATCCTGCCCAAGATGCGGCGCGGCGATCTCTCCAAGATGAGCTTTGCCTTCATTGCCGAGAAAGAGACTTGGGATGAGAGCGGCGCGCATCCGCTGCGCAGCATCGGCTCGGTGCGGCTCTTCGATGTCTCGATTGTCACCGACCCTGCCTATCAGGGCACAGAGATTGGCCTTCGCTCCAAAGCGGCGGCTCTTGGCGGCAGTGCGCTCTGCGTGCGCCGCCGGATGCAGATGCGCGGGCGTCTGTCGGGGCTGCGCTGATTGGCGCTTTGTCCTGCCCTTTTCCATGCCGCGCCTTGGGCAAGCGCAGATCACCACATCCATCACCACATCCAATGAGGATATCATGAGCAAGATCAAAGAACTGCGCGAGAAGGCGCAAACCCTTCTCACCGAGGCCACCAGCCTGCGCGATGGGATCACCGACAAAACACCGCTGGAAGAGGCGCGCGCCGCCAATGACAAGTTCGACGCGATGATGGATCAATACGACGGTCTCATCAAAGAGGCCGAGCGCGAAGAGCGGGCGGCAAAAGCACAGCGCGAGGCCGAGGAACGCCGCGAGCAGGAAGAGCGTGCAGAGCGCGAAAGCCGCCGTCCGGGCCAGAATGAGACCCGCCATCAGCCCGACGCGGATGTGAGCGAAGAATACCGCGAGGCCTTCCGGCTTTATCTGGCCACCGGGGCGGATCTATCGGAGCTGGACCGCGAAGCACGCGAGGCCCTGCGCCGGGGCTATCGCGAGGACCGGGCGCAAAACGCAGGCACCGGGGCGCAGGGTGGCTTTTTGGTGCCCACCACTCTGGCGGGCTTTATCAATGTGGCCGCTGCCGCCCATGGCCCGATGATGGATGGGCAGATCGCCACGGAGATCAACCTCGCCAATGGCGCGCCGTTTGATCTGCCCACGGTGGATGACACCACCCAAGAGGCCAAACCCCATACGGAGGGCGATGAGGGCAAGGATGATGACAGCGGTGACATTGCACTCGGCAAGACCACATTGCTGGCCTATGCGCTGGCGACACCTTGGATCAAATGGTCCTTTGAGCTGGCGCAGGATTCCGCCTTTGGCTTTGAGCCACTTCTGGGCAAGCTGATCGGCGAGCGGATCGGGCGCAAGGGCAATGCCTGGCTCACCACCGGCAGCGGCAATAATGAGCCTCTGGGCTTTGTGACCGGCGCGCCGGT